CGCAGCTTCATGCGACAATTTGGAGAATTTAAGTTTCTTTTTTTTCGTGATATAATAGGGGCGGGTTGGTCGGGATAATAAAACTAAAATTTTTTTACTTTAGAATTATTCTAAACTGCATGCGTCAATGTGTCATATTTATGTTTCACGTGAAACGTGCTATAATACGATTTTATTAACAATTAAATATAGGAGTAAATAATATGCCGAGATATAGAGTACACTACACAGCTGATATTTGGGAAAGCGTAATAGTAGAAGCTAACTCAGAAAAACATGCTCAAGAACTTTTTGAAACTCATGATGATAAATACTTTGAAGCTAGGGAAGATGAGCCAGAGCAACATGGTATGGAAAATATCAAAGTTGATGGAGTAAATAAGGAATCAGACTAACTGCGACACTTTGCACAATGGCTTTAATTAGCCATTGTGTTAGTATTTCATCTTAACCAAAAGGAGTAAATAATATGCAAAAAGAAAAACGACTAACACTTAACGCAGAAAAGCGAAAAGTGATTGCTGATGTATTTCAAAATCATTTTGAAGATAATTCAAAATTTAAGAAAGCATGGCAAGACGCAAAAGAAAACTACAACCTTTTAAGAAAGGTTGCAAAAGAAAAAATGGAAACCCTTGTAAGGAAACACCACCCACAAGAGGATGTTGATATAATCAGAGGTATGATTAATAGGTATGGCGAAAGAAATGGTGGACAACTTTACGAGGATAATTGTTTTCATGTTCAATCAGATGAATTGAAATTAGAAAAAGATTATCATGGCGACATGGTTGAAAGAGAACAAGATGTTCATATCAAGTTTGGCGACATGGACAAAGACTTTCTAACTTCTTATTATCGTGATGAGATAAAAGCAAAAGGCATTGACGCAGATTATGATGTTAGACTTGCAGATAATTATGAAAAAAGAAATCCAACTTATTACAATTCAGAAAGTCAAGTTAATAAATTTTTGGGTTTCGGTAGTCGTAATGATGTAAGTGGCAATACCATGTACCCCAAAGATGAGTGGGATAATGACTTTAAACTTTGGGTAATTGGTAGTGATTATTGTTCTGCTAGAAGATTTAAAACAAATCATAATGAGTATTTATTCTTCTGTAATTTTAAAACTGCACAAGAAGATGTTGTTAAAACCCATGAACAGATGTTTCAGCATGTAGATAAAAAAATGCAGAAACTAAAACTTGGTTTAAAATCTTACAGATACTTTGATCAAGCAAAAGAACTAGCTGATAAACTTGGTGTAGTTTTAAATGAAAGTATATTAGACGCACATTCTAGTATGGCTCTTTCAATTTATAGTCCGACTAATCTAGCTGATCTTTTAACTGATGAAGTTGAATTGACTAGAGATGAAAAAATAGCGATTGCAAAAGCACAAATGAAAGAACAATTAGTGACAAACTAATTGCGACAAAATGCACAATGGCGATAACTTCGCCATTGTGTTAAGATACGATCATTAACCAATAGGAGTAAAAAATGAAAGTAGAAATAGGAACAAAGTTCAAGATCGGATACAAAGCCAAAAAACATAATGATGAGTTCATATGGCGTGAGGGTATGTGGACAGAGGGTTGTGGTTTATGGACTGCTAAAAATGGTAAAACAATTTTAACATATTGGGATATCGTTCAAAATGGTTTTAGAAATGCAACTGAGGACTTTGTATTTATGACAACACCAACTAAAAACAATAAGGAGTTAAACTAATGTTAAAAGCATTTTATTTTGCATTACATTTTGTAATGATATTTTTAGGTGTAGTTCTAGCCATACATTTTGATGTATGGCTAGGCTTAGCAATAGCAATTACATTTACTATTAAATGGTTTTTTATGTTTCCACAAATGGAGGGCAGAGATGACAGACTTTAATTGGTGCCATGGTCCGAGTTGCCACAAATCACACACCCTTGACAGAATAAGAGGTGTCAAAGGCTCAAAGGTTTTGAGAACTCGTAAAGTTAAATTAAATAATTGGAATAGAGATAGTTTCTATTCTAAATTCTGTAGTAATAGCTGTTACAATGAATTTGCTAATAAGTATGTAAATGAAATAACAGCCATTGCACCGAGGACCGAGTGCCTTGAAACACCTATTCATGATCCTAAAAAAGAAACTACTACAACTGAGTATGGATATTCTTATAGTAATACAGAAATAAAGGTTGACGAAACAAGGTGCGACAATATTGACAATGGCTCTTAAAGAGCCATTGTGGTAAGATTAGGAAATTAACCAAAGGAGTAAAAAATGTACTTAGTAATAGAAGAAACAACATACAGCCACGTTACACCAATGTACAACGTGAAATCTCAAGACGAAAGCTTCAGCAATGCTCAAAGAAAAAAAGAGGCATTGGAGTTGTTAAACGAAAGAGATGATCGTAATTATTACGTAACAGCTTTACCAGTGAAAATGCAAAAAACTGCATAGTGCGACAAAATGTGCAATGGCGGATAACCCGCCATTGTGCTAAGATACGATTATTAACTAGGAGAAAGAAAATGAAAACAAAACAAATAAAAAACTTTAAAATGAACGACAACACTTACAAGATGAGAAGACAAGTAATTAATATGATTTATGAAGTAAAGAAAGTATTTAAAACTTTACCTAGAATTGAAGTTAGAATTGGAGAGGCTAGAGATCATAATGTTTTAGGTGTTGCTCAATTAAAAGATAAAAAAATTTGGATAACAAAAAGAGCGGTTGACATGAGCCAAGACGCATTAAGAAATATTGTGTATCATGAAATTGTACATGCTGTAACAGGATTCGGACATGATGACAAATGCCCTTTAATGAAACCAACATTGGATGGATATTTATTAAATAAAAATGAATGTATGAAGTATTTAAAAAAGTATATTAAAGAACATACAAGTGCGACAATATTGGCAATGGCGAGTTAATCGCCATTGTGTTAAGATACTATTATTAACAAATAAAGGAGAAATAAAATGGGACAATTAAAACAACAAACAATGATTGACGCAACTGAAGAAAGAAAAAATAGATTTACAGGAGAATCTGTTTTACTTACACCACATGAGGCAAAAATTCATGATGATATATTTATCAATGAATTAGACGCAACATTGGAAGACAAGGAAGTTGGCATTGTTGGACACTCTAAAAAATGGGCTTTAGTTAGAGAGGGCTTAGATTATTTTAGAGAACATAACGCAGAGGCGTATATGGTATTACTAGATTAACAACCTCCTAGTGTTAATAAGCCACGCGACCAAAAGTCGCGTGGTGTGTGATAATAAACAACCCTGCGACAAAATGTCGCAGGGTGCGACAAAATGTCGCAGGCGCCTGCGGCGCCGGAACTGTATCGCTCGCTTCGCTCGCGGGGACTCGCTCGCTTCGCTCGCTCGAGCGATAGAGGTACCAACCCATTCTTAAAGTTTGAACTTTCTTGTTAATTCTATTCCCTTGATAATTATAGGAGTCTCTATATACTTAGTAATATATAAGGTTTTATATATAAGTAACCCTAAAATACTTTTGGTTATTTGAAAACATATCTGAAAAAATTTTGCGAAAATTTTTTTCGAATGCAATTATGGACAAAGAGAAATTAAAAAATTTAGATAAGCTGCCACCTGATGTCAAAAGGCAATTCGCTCTTTACATGAATAAATGGAAAGAGAAGAAAAAAGAAACAGATATTAAAAATGACTTCATGGCTTTTGTTAAACACGTATGGCCAGATTTCATAGAAGGTAGACATCACAAAGATGTTGCTAAAAAATTTAATGACATTGCCAATGGTAAAACAAAACGTGTTATTATTAATATGGCACCTAGACATACCAAATCTGAATTTGCCAGTTATTTATTTCCTGCGTGGATGGTAGGTAGAAATCCTAAATTAAAAATTATTCAATCAACTAACACAACTGAATTATCTGTAAGGTTTGGACGTAAAGCAAAACAACTTATGGATTCACCAGAGTATAAAGAAGTTTTTAAAACAAGACTTAAAGAAGATTCTCAAGCTGCAGGTAAATGGGAAACCCAACAAGGTGGTGAATACTATGCTGCCGGTGTTGGTTCTGCAATTAC